AGATAGTCACAGGTCTTGAGGGCGGGGTAGTAATGGTAATTTAGTAGAATCTGATTTCCACCAATAGCAACTCCTCTCCAGACTCTGATTCCATCAGTGATGTAGACATAGCTAGTGCAATATCGCATCATATCATCAGTTTGAGTGTTGGACTGTGCCTCTTTCGAAACGACTACGGGTCGGCCTTGGAGCTTGGCGAGTCGTGCGAGGCGGGCTTGGTGAACATTTCCAGCAGAGTAAGAGGTGGCTTGGGCTTCTTTCGAAGTCGGAGGTGCGGGGGCAAGTAACCACATTAGTGCTTTGAATGCAACAACCAATCCTGCAAGGGCAAGATAGAAGGACACAATGTTGAGGGCGGCATCGACTGTTTTAGAGGCAATGCGGTAGAGGATGGCACACTTGGCGACACCAGTAATGGCGGATTTTACACCGTCACGTATGGCGACGTATAGGCGAGCATACCAAGGAGGGGGTTTTTCAGGGTCAGCGGGATGAGTGGGTTCGGGGTCAAGGAGGTCGACGAATTTAATTTGACTTCCTCCCATGTGATGTACAAGTTCGTAGAATTCTTTTTCTTCGAGGTTCATGTCATCTTTTGTCATGGGGAGGTAATCGCTATGGAATGTTTCCACAGCATCGTCTTTGGCCATTTGAACGAATCTGTCAAAATTCACCAATACGGGATTAGCGATGGGGCGAAGTTTTGTAAAGACTCTGAAAACGTCGTTGGGGATATGAAGATTGTCTTGCGCTTGGCGGCGCAATTCTTCGATGTTGTAACCGAGGTCAGCAAAATGGTCTTCAGCGGGTCGGGTGTTGGCGGTATGGTCGCGCTCGTGTTGATTACGGCGGCGAACCATTTGGACAGCCAACTCCGATACGGAGATACCGTTTTCCCAGTGGTTATCATCTGAAACGCGGATCGCATTCCAATTGATTGAGCCATTGGGAAGGGCGGGAAGACGGTGAACATCGTGTGGAACTGCAGGGTCGCAGACCACATACTTCTTGAAGTGCATACGACGATCGAGCGCTTCTTTGTCACGAATGAGATTGTTGAAATCGTCGTGACCACGATTTGTGGTACCGAAAACGTAGTGAGACTGGTCGTAGACTAATCCTTTATAGTCAACGCGGGACATGTTGTAGAACAGAGGTGCGCTATTGATAAGGACGAGCCAGGCGAGTGCGTCTTTTGTGTTGTCTTCGGCTTTGGAACAGGCGGCGAATTCTTCAACTTGAATGAATGATTGGTTTGTGTAGCCATCGTCATAGTCAGAGCCAGCAGCTTTGCGGTGCAATTGGGGAGCTGGAACTGGCTTGATGGCGTGGATCAAATGGAGCAAATGGTCAACAAGTTGAGTCTTACCTTTACCGGCAGGACCGACAAGCATCAGCGAAACGGGAGTAACGCGAGCGACGGCAACACTGGAGGTGGCAAGAATATCGGCGCGGGTCTTTTGAAGGGCGGCGTAGGCGGCACGGAAACGAATAACAGGGGCAGCGTCTTGGTCAATGGTGGCAACTTCTAGGGCAAGTCGTTGGCAACGTTGAAGGAAGACAAGGGTCGAGTCAGCTTCGTCTTTCGTGCGGTTGGGGTTGGAAATGATAGATTGGAATGGAATGAGTTCGGCGTAAAAATCGTCGATCTTCTGATATACCTTGTAGGTGTGGGAGTCGAATAGTGGATATCCGCAAACCCAGATGGACAGGGCATTGAGGACACTTTTCAGAAGTCGTTGAATCATACCGAACAGTTCAAACACATTGCGGATTCCAACCACAGTGGTGGAGAACGTTTTAATACGGTCGATGAGGTTTTTAAAGCCATCACCGAAACCAAAGCAGTGGGCGAGTGCGGAATACAAATCACTCACGCATTGGACTATATCGGACGTTGAGAGTGTGAACTCTTGTGCAAATCGGCGAGGAAGGAACAGGGGAACCCGAGTGGGCTCCTCATGCTCCCCCCATAGATTCGCATACATGTGGGCGGGGAGTTGCCAAGCAATGGGATGAAGTGTGGGACTGAGCTTTGGGGCCCAGTACTTCGTAGCAAAGTTTGGCGAGACACGGTACACTTTTCGCGCAGGACGGTATGGGACTGCTTTCGGGACGTAGGCAGAGAACCAATAGGCGAGTGCGTAGGCATAGTATTTGGGGGCGAGTGTACAGAAGAGGGTGTAGGGGAAGGATGGACCGGAGGCGATCTCATCGATTCCTACCCAGGTCTTCAACTGGCCTTTGGCGGCAAAATAAGCCATCATCAGGGTTTCGTGGGTATCGAAAGCTCCTGACCAGCGGTGAACTGCGTTCAGTAAACTGAGACGGGCGGTGGAGTTTGCAGCGGAGGGCTTGATGTAGGGGTATTCGAGGAATTCAGGGTGGACATGGTGACTGTTTTCCTGGAAACGGGGGGTATCCCTAACAAAAAGCGAGGCAGGTTGGGTGTATTGTACACGAGTTTCAGTGAGGGCGATGTTGAAATTGCGAGTGCGGTTAGCGCGAGCAACAGGATCGTTGGCAGGGATTCGCATCATGTAGGATACACCACTATCGATCAAAGTTGTATAGCTGGGGTCAGCTGCAACAAGATCCATAGGGACGAGGGTACGGGTTTCGGGACACCATACATGCGTTAGAGGCCAGTAAACTGGGTTCTCGTGCATGTAGGCGTAATCAATGGCTTCTTCGAAATTGGGCAGATGTGGGAGACACTCAACTGGCAGCGAGTAACAGTGTTGAGTAAGTCTTCCAGCAGTGTAAATTCGAGGGTCAAAGATCACGTGGGTACGGGAATGGAAGTGGCCTTGTGCAGGGTTCTTGGGGGCAAAAGCACTCCGATCGATAATGTTACACTTGTGAGGGTGAATGAATGGGCATGTATCGAAATCGGGGTGCAAGGGGTCAAACGGGCGGGCACGGGTACTTCCATCAGGCCAATCATATCCTATCAC